ACCACTGCTGATGGTGGTGGCATCACGCTGAAAGGGACGACTGATCACACGATTATTTGGACAAACAGTACAGATAGCTGGGACCTTTCTGAGCACACCAATATCGCAAGCGGGAAAGAATTTCGTATTGCAGGGACAAAGGTTTTAGATGCCACAAGTCTGGGCAGTGCTGTTGTCAGCTCAAGTTTGACCAGCGTTGGAACAATTGCAACGGGGGTCTGGAACGGCACGCCGATCGCGACTGCCTACATCGCAGACGATGCTGTAACAGCTGCCAAGCTTGCTGACACTTCAGTGTCCGCTGGCAGTTATACGCTCAGCAGCATCACAGTTGATGCCCAGGGCAGAATCACAGCGGCGTCTAGCGGCACACCTGCAGACACAGACAAGATCACAGAGGGCAACACTGAGGCTGAGGTTGTTGATACAGGCTCCGATGGTCACTTCAAAGTCACTACTGAAGGTACGGAGCGACTCAGAATCGACAGTTCGGGCAATGTTGGCATTGGAACGACATCGCCTAGCTCTTTGTTGCATGTCAATGGGTCTGCCATTTTTGTTGGTGACCCTGGGTCAAGCGGAACAACGGTAGGCAACAAGATTTCTTCTACTGGTTTGATTCGTGTTGCTCGTGCAACTGATGGACCTGTTTTCCAAGGCAATAAAACTGATAGTTCTGGGTATAACGTAACGATTAACGCTAACGGGTCTGCGGATTTTGCTGGCAAAGTTGATGTCAACAATGAGCTTCACGTTCACAGAGCGTCAACGACTGCTTCCAACGCTCTCCTTGCCCTGCATTCAGACATTGGTGGCACTAAGACAAGAAAAGCTACCGTTCGCGCCGATGGCAGGGCCGAGTTCGGTGGCATTCAAGTTACTGAAAACGTAACTCCTACATCTGGAAGTGGTGTTGAAATTTTCAAGGGAAGTAGCACCGCTGGGAACATCAATGCCTTCAACAGGTCTAGTTCTACATGGATGGATTTAGTCATTAAGGCGAATACACAGCAGTTTTATACAAATAACAGCGAGCGGATGCGTATCGACAGCTCGGGCAAAGTTGGTATCGGCACCACGTCGCCTGGCTCAATGCTTGACGTTTCGAAGAGTGAGCCTGGGGGATTAGTTCAACAAAAACTTCTTAACACCAGTACAAGCGCAAATAGCAATAGCAATAACTTTATCTATGTAAACGGTGCTAATGCTGGCGATCCATTTACAACTTGGACCGTCGGCGGTGTTACATCGTGGTCGATGGGCATTGATAACTCAGATAGCGACAAGCTGGTTATTAACAACGGGTCTAATCTTAATAGCTCATTGATTACTGTTGACACCTCGGGTACTGTTGAAATCGGTGGAGATGCCAACAATGGTACGGCAGAAGGCATTGAGCTTAATCCCTCTGGATTCCTCCAACTAAGCCGCTCTGGTGGCGCTCTGCTGGCGGGATACAATCAAGGATCTTCTACCCAAACCGTCCGAATTAACGCTAATGGTAACGCATATTTTTTAGGCGATTTTGGCATTGGCACCTCGTCAAATTCAAGTTATAGCTCTTATGCCCGTAATTTAGTTGTTAATGAATCTGGAAACGCAGGTATTTCAATCAGTTCTACTGACAGTAACTCTAATTATAGTAGTCTTTACTTCTATGGAGGTACTACTCGCAGGCACTATATTGAGGCCCAATGTGGATCTAACGGTAACTTTACTTTCCAGACAGAAGGCACCGGACCGTTCCGGTTTATTGACGGAACTGGGGAAAGAGTAAGAATTGATGGCAACGGTCGCTTGGGAATCGGCAGCACGTCTCCTAGCGCTGAGCTTCATGTTAATCCTGGATCCGGTAATAATGGCAACATCAGAATTGATTACAGCACTGGATCATCTTCTGATGGATATTTAAACCTTGAAGTTAATTCTTCTGGGGCTGTATATGAAACTGTAAAAAGTGGAGGTTTAGCCCATATTTGGTATAACACTGGAGAAGAGAGGATGCGCCTGGACACCTCAGGCAACCTGGGGATTAACACTACGTCTAACGGTTCTAACGCAAAATTTGAAGTAAGAAGCACTACTGGTTCAATTAGTTCTGCAACGTCAAGAATAAATGCAGGCGCTACAACAACCGGCGCTATTAATACTGGCGCATCTCTTCTTTTTGCAGGACACGATGGTTCAAGTGAGAGAGATTTTGCCTCGCTTTTTGCAGGAAAAGAAAACGGAACATCTGGAAACCATAATGCTTATCTTGCTTTTGCGACAAGAGTAAATAGCGGAAGTTTGACGGAGCGACTCAGAATTGATAGTTCGGGCCACATAACGCCAGGGGCAAATGGAACGCAAGATCTAGGCTCAACATCC